AATGGCTTAACTTTATCTGACATAATAGCTGCCACACTATCTCCTGCTAAAACACCACAACGCATCTTAGAACTATTTTTCATCTTTCTTCTTTTCTCCTGGTTGCAATGTAAATACTTGTAAACCCAAACGTCTAATGGTGTTGATGCCTGTGTTGGTGAGAAGTGATCAATACCTCTATCCATAAAATAAGAAGGTATAATCGTTGCTGATTGTGGTATATCAATTACTTCTGTCTTACTCCCCATGATGAGTAGAATAATTCAGAAATACTTTTAATAAAAGTTTAAAATCTACTTTATAAGTAGAATTTTCGTAGTTTTTATGTAGTTTCCTGTGAGTTAAGTGAATAAAATGTATAAGTTTATTCTAAAAACAAAGGTAAATCATCCAAGTTGTACGAACAAATATACTTAGCAAACCTTTTTAATTGGCATAATTTTACATGACTATCGTAAAATCCTTTGCAATAAAATTGGTCATCTGATTTTCTATGAATAGTTCCTGATGAGTGTTCTAAGGTTTCTTTATCTTGAAATATACCTAATGCTCCATCTTTAACACGAACTGCTGATTGCCATTCTGTGTAAAAAGTTAAATTATTATAATAAACATTTTTAGGATCATTGTGATCAATAATTAAAATAGTTTTCTTTTCACTCCACCACCAAGAAGCTGCAAATAATCCATATATAACAGGTCTTTCCTCGTTCTCATCGTAAAAATTTATTTTATTATTTTTAAAATAACCATTAATTTGTCTGTTTACTTTTTGTGAAACAAAATCTTCAACATTGCATTCTAAATATTCTGCATATTTCAACAAAACATCTAAACCAATATTTTGTTGTTTCATGTGCCTACTAACGGAACGATGATCAATACCTAAAAATTCAGCAGCATCTTTTTGTGATTTGCCATTTACTTTTTCTCGTCTAAAGATTTCTGCAAGATTGTGCATATTATTTCCTTGATATGAATATGGTCTGTTAGTCATTTTCTATTTTTCCACAATAGACATATAAGATACATATTTATTACATGAAAGCTTTTTCGTGATCTAATTCTACTTTTATTGTAGACAAAACTAATGGATTTTCTCCAACAAACAAAAGAATTAGCTAAAAACTGCTATTTTGTAGTGTGGAAAGATCCAACAGAAGGTGATGGCATTTGGAAAGAGGATTGGGATGGCAAAAGCTCAACTAATATTAATGTTGGTTGGATGGAAGAAAATCCTAACGATAAAGGAGATTACGTTCTTTATTGCAGTAAAGACTACAATCCTGAAATAAAAGAAAAAGGTACAGAAATTTATATACCTAAAGGTTGTATTCTTGTTCGTTATCCATGTGTTGTTGCAGATCAAGGAGAATATTTTGAAACAAACACAACAATTAGATAAAAAAAACAAAGAGTTGGCTGAACAATATATTGAAAATAAAGCTTTTCATTATCGTAACATCGTCAGAGAAACACAAAATTTTTGGCAATCATTTCATCAAGATTGCCATATAGCTGCGGAGAACGAATGCTTGTCGAAAAGTGGAAACTCCTCATCAAAATAATTAATACTAAAGATTTAAGTAAATCTGATATTCAGGTTGCTTCAACGATACTTGAACATCATAATAGTAAAACAAGAGAAACTTACCCAACGAACAGACGTTTAGTAAAACTTACTGGTTTATCATTACGACAAGTACAACTCTCCACAGCAAAATTACATGAGCATAAGCTTGTTTATAAGCTGTCGATAAAAGGCAAAAATCACTACAAATTAACTGAAGGAGAATATCAAACCCATGCAAATCCTTACACTTCAAAGCCATTTACTATGAACAAACCTTCACCTCCTACTAAACCTATTATTAATATAGATATAAATAAAACAATAAAGAAGTTAGCAAAGAACTCTAATCCTTATTACAAAGCCACAGTTAACAATGGTCTTGGTTATCATCAAAACATGGAAAACAAATATATCAGGTTGATGACTAAAAGATTATCTCGTCATCAATATTCTGAATGGTT